TTGGGGAATTAAAAACTATTGTAATAGGCTGCAAAAAACCATTAACATATATTTTTAGGCCCGCCGCATTCGTGCCGTCAAAAGTAGCGGTAATATTATACCACAAGCCCGCCGCAAAAGTAGAAGTAGTATTAATTGCATACGATGCAAAGGGCAGAGATGCCAAGCTCAATCTTAATGTATTTCCGTTAAAGCCTAAATAAATATTACCTTCAGTTCCAGCGGGGTTCCTTTTTGCTATTAACATTTGTAACCCGCTTAAATTATCAGCTTTACACCAAACCGAAAGTGTAAAGGGCTTGTCAAAATCTATATTATCAAAAGCGGAATTATTTGTACAATTAATATATTCATTTACGCCGTCAAAATCTAAACTTTTGCATTGTATTTGCTCGCCACTATTTGGGCAATCAACGGGCACTGCACAAGGAAATAAACCGCCCTTGGATAAGCATTGCTCAAGAGTAAATTGTACATCAATAGCGAAAAAGTCAAAGGGATATAAATAGTAATTTTTTAGCTTGTTATAATCGTACTTTCCAAAGATTGTGTTTATATCTTGGTTGACCATTCGCAGCGGCTCTATCCACAATAAATCGCCGTCATAAATACCGCCCGTAATTTTGCCCTTTGTCGTTATTTCCTTTTCCAGAATTGGCAGCACTAAAATACTATCAGTACAATTGTCAATCCCCAGCTTTGCAAGATTGAGCCAAACAACGAGGCGGGCCGTTCCCTTGAATTTTTTACGGTAAAAATCACGGGTTTTTGTCATGCCACCGTTTGTCATTGGGCTTACCATTTCCCAGTAAATTACGCTCTTTTTTGTGTCGTCTGGTACCAAGTTTTGATATATCCCAATATTGGCACAATCCACGCCCGTAACGTTACACGCCAGCGGGTACCGTTTTACTATTCCCGTTTCGGTTCCGTTGCCCTCAGCAATGTTTATAGTTCGTACTATCCCAGCGTATCTATCTACAAAATCAAGTACTTGGATTCTGGGGCTTAAAATAGTGTCAATTAAGTATTTTATTTTCATTATAAAAATCTGTTTATAGTTCCAAAAATCCTTTCACGGTTGGCCTCGAATGCAAATTCCACTTCCTCTTCATTGGCCTCTATTATATTGCCGTATCTGGGCTCTTGCCATGCCAAAATATCTTGGCTTCTGGCATCTTGCCCGCCGAGGGTTACCGTGGTTATTCCCTCAGTATTTTGCACTTGTACCACGCCCGTACTTTTCCACATATCGCCAGTAAAAGAAAAATTTATATCCCCAGAATCACGGTTGTTAAGTTCTCTAAACTCGGCGTAACTTATAAACCAATCCCCCGCCTTCATTTCGTCCTCGGCACCGTCAATAATTGACTTACCATAAAAATACCATTGGGGTAATTTCGCTTGTGAGTACTGGCCAAAGGGCGAGCCGTCGGCGTTTATTTTTTCGTCTGATACCCTTGTTCTTACTTGCTTCATTATCTCGCTTGCAATCTGTATAGTATCGTCCTCACGGCGGGCGTTTAGTTCCTCAGCTATCAACTTTATTTTTACGGCGAAATCTAAAAAACTCATAATACAAAATTTAAATTTAACAACAATCTTTGGCCAAAAATTCCTCAGACCAAAGGTCTAAAAATTGGGTGCCCGTGGCCGAGTCTGTTAATGTCATGTTTATAACATATCGCCCCTCTGGCGCTGGTACAATTAACGTTCCCCCGTCGTCCGTCTGCCAAACAATCTGAGCCACCCCGTTAACAGTTATGCCCGTACTTTGGGGCGTTCCTATCGGGGGCGAGAATACCGCCGTAAAAACGTTATTTCCAGCCGTCTTAAGATACTGAAAAGTTTGTACGGTATCGTAAAGGGCGGGAACAAATATTTGAAAGGTTGGTATCTTATTCGGTGGTACCGTCCAGAGCCCAGAGGGGGCGTTAAAACCCTCGTTCATAAAACTAAAAATATAGTCGTTATTATCATAGAAAGGTAGGCCGCCCCCTTGGTGGCTTGCCGTGCATCTGTTTAGTATGTTTATACTACTCATTAGTACATAATATTTAAGGTTATGAAACCCGTTGCTGGGTTAAAACTGGCACTTTGTAGCTGGCCCTCTGTAAAGTTATTTCCTATAAATCTACTATACGGAGCAAAGAAAAAGAAACAACACAAAGGTATCTGAATTTCTTGTAATTTCCGTATCGGTTTCAACTTACTAAACGGCGTACCTACAAAGTTCATTTCACCCTCTGGGAACGGTCTGTAAAACTTCCAGAAACGGGCTTGTAGGTTGGCCATGGCTTGGGGCATATTGGGGCTATAATCGCCCGTTATTGTTCCGTCTTGTGCCCTTGGTGCATCTGGCTCGGAACTAAAAGGGGTTACCATTACCGCCCCGTCTTGTGGGTACTCGTCGGGGTCTTGGATTATACTTTCAAGTTCACTATAAAATTTTGATGTATTGTAACTCTTTACGCCCTCGGCACAATCGTTTTCGTAAACTATATCCACCCCCGTATAATCAATAGAACTATCTAAACTTGGAAATTCCTCGGCCTTGGGAATGTCTGAGTTGTCGTACTCATATTGATTTTTAAGGTTTGTAAATTTGCCGTTCTGTATTGCCGTTAAGTCCATAACGCCTTGGTTGTTTAAGTCGTTGTAATGTTCAATAATTAAACGCTTGGTTCCCTCGTCAACCCGCCAAAAACAATTCAGTTTAGAATTTATATAGCTATCTAATAACTCTTTTAAAGTTATATTTTCAACGGTGGCGGGCTCGGTGGCGGCGGGGTCTTTTACATCTGATATAGAATGTAATTGTATGCCCTCGGTACTACTCGGATTTATGCCCGTCACGGGGTTAATTGTCTGAGTTAAAAAGTTACTTTGTAGGTCAAGTTCTGGGCAAAATTTATTCAATCCTAAATTTATCACATCTACCAGAGGCCGCCCGTTATCCAAAATTTCAACCGTTTTCGGGATTGTATCTAAGTCAATCCAGAATCCGATTGTATTAATTGCGATTGATGCCGTAAAAACATCCATTAAATACCAATTCCCAGCGGCCACGGGCGGGGCGGGCGAACACCCGACACCAACACAAACGGTATCTACAAAATTAATTAAACAACTGGCCGTTATCCCGTCCTCGAATTGTGGCGGCTTTCGGTACCACGTTACAAGGTTTCTTGATTCACACTTATTGAATAATATTTCCCAGTTTCCGCCCGCTGGGGGTTGTGGCTCACCCCCTTGGCAATACGTTGTTTTTAACTCACGAACAAAGATACCAAAAAGGAAAAATGGCGAGATTCCGCCACAAGTAACATAAGGCGGGAAAAAGGGCGTTTCCTCTTTTGTCAGTACCTTGTATTCATATAGCCCGTAATCCAAAGAATAGTCCGTTGTAACTATATTCGTGGCCTCTAAAGCGTTAAATTTTCTATCGTAATTATCTGTAAGGCATTTATAAAAACTATCTTGGCTTGGTGATACCTCAACTTGCTTTTTATCTGGCATGAATTTACAATCCCGAATAGTAAAATATCCGTACCAGATTACAAATGTGCCCTCGCCACAAAATTCTTTAATTTCGAGCGTAATTTTTTGACATTCTGAGTTTAAAAGTATATAATCATAAGCGGCACTATTAAAGTTTATTGAGCCGTTTAATTCCTTTACATACTGGTACGAGCCAGATTCTTGAACGAGGTTAATGTCAAGGGTGAAACCGCCCGTATTGCTGGGCTGGTATTCGGTGCCATTAAGATAATATTTATAAATAGTACTCATTATATTTTATCAAATTTTGAGCGTTCCATATTCGGGTCAACACGTCGGGCCAGAGGCCAAGAAACCCAGTCAAAATCGTGGCGACAATTCCAGCCGCCCATATCAATCAAAATGTTATTATTCTCTTTTCTACCTTGCCAATCGGCGGGCGTATCATTCCAGCTGAGAATAGTTTCACGGTTGTAAATGTTACCGCTCCGCTCACTACAAAAAACCCTTGTTGTTTTTATCTGGCCGCCCGCATAATAGGCATAATTTAAATTTAATTCTTTACTAAATTGCTCGTCTAAACTTCTGGAATACCCTTGAAACTCGTCGTACCCGTTTTTATAGTGATACGATGTAAGGCCGCCCAGCTTCTCACCTTTGCCCTTTATCTGGTCGGTTAAAAGGGCGCTTAAATCCGTGGTTCTTGTTTCTGTAATAATATTATTCCTTATTGTTTGTTGTAATCCCCTCACTACCTCGTTATTATCAAAAAGTTCATCTACAAAACCGTTTGTAATCGTCTGGCCTCTGCCAATTATTCTACTTTGTGCCGCCTCGGTTGGCTCAAACGGGCCGTAATATCTATTAGAATGCTTGTTTACGCCCTCGAATTGTTTTTCGTAGTACTCGAATAGGGCAAAGTTTACAACCTCTTTAATGAACCGTTTTAAGCCGCTGGCCTTGTTTATCTTTTTAAGGTTGGCCGCTGAGTTAATAACTCTATTATTCCGTATCTGCAAGCTCGGTATAAATGTACGTAAAACGTAAGAATTTAATTTACGTTCTTGGGTTCTTGTTTTTGCCATTAAACCAGACTCGGCCGCCCTCAGAAATGAAGAGCGCCCCCGTGCAATTTTTTTTAAATCTGTTATATTTGGCAGCATATTTTATTCGGTTTCTGTTTCATCGTCGGGCATATTAAAACCCCTTATTTCACGTATTGAGTTTTGAGATACGGCAAGGGTGGCGAACGCCTCGGCCCGCTCTTGTATTATCTGTTTCTGGCGGTTGTAATCAAGTAATAGAAACGCTGGTTCGTTGGCTACAATGTCCTCGGTTATCTCTTTAAAATTTAATAGTAAGGCTTTTTGTGGGCTCGAATCTGGCAGCGATAAAACTATATTTTGTTTTAACTCTGGCGTTAAATTGCTAAAGGGCTCAAATTTTCTCATGGCATTGTAAACAGACATATAACTCGAATCAGTTCGGTTTTGTTTTACTACTATTCTTTTGTTGATGTTTTCGATTACCTCTGGGCTGGCGCCCGCCTCTTTTGCCAGCTTCAAAAGTTGTATTAAATAATCCTCACTTTCCAAGTCGTATTCATTGGTATAAAGTAGCTTTGTTTCTATATCTGTTATTCCTAAATTCTGGGCCATTATATCCACCGTAAAAGTAAACATTTTTGCGGGGCTTTTCGTGAACTCAAACATTGAATCTTGGGCGGTATCATAATAGTTTGTTATCTGGGTGGCCGTTGCCATTCCGCTTTGCTGGTGGCTGATGTCAACGCCAAAAACCGCCTCGGTAATTTTGGGTGTGTACTCGCTTACATCCTCTTTTTGCTGCTTAACAATATCGAAAGGAATATCCACATAAAAGACAAAATCTTTCGGGCTTATTGTTATGTTCTCGCCGTCCTCGGTTGGTAGTTGTACCTCTATTACATCTTGGCTACTTGTTTGTACTTTCTTGCCAGAGCCAGAGCAAGAGGGGCACGTACTTTTTGACGGGTGCATCGTTCCCCCTTGGCATATTGAGTGGCTATCATCTTGGTAATCGCAAGGCGTATAATATTGTATTTTTTGTAGGAAGGCGTGAAGTGTTAACGATAAGTCGTACTCAGAACCACGGTTAACAAGTTGTTTATATTCCTCGGTGGCACTATCCCAGAAAGAAACATAAGTATCTTTATCAGTTTTCTTATCGAAATTATACCCTATTCGGGTAACTGGTACCGTGCCAGTTTCTGAGGGCTCAAACATTACAAGATAGGTTTTATTATCTATGTTTTCGGCCTCACCTAAGTAGCCGTCCTCGTCAGAAAATTGGTCGTAAAAGTGTGAATATTTTTGTACCGCTGGGTTTAATTCTATTGCCGTTTGTAGGCCCTCAGAACTGAAACAATAAAAGATATTTATTACCTTATCACAAGTACTTTTATCCTTCTGGTATCGTACCGTTTCCGTTAGGTGAGTGCAACAATATTTCACCCGCCCTTTATCAATCTCATAGTCCAGTACCTCAGAACTTTTAAACACGAACGGGGCAAAATTATCCACCTCGTCGGTTCTGGTATGTTGTACCCAATAAAAGGCGTTGGGGTCTATATTATTATAAAACAAGGCGGATTCCTCACACCAAGTAAGTAAGGTTTGGCCGTCCTCGCCGTAATCGTTTGTATATTGGCCCATTCTGGCACTTTCGGCCTCGTCGGTGTGGGATATATCAAAAGCCAGTTTATCCGCCCGAAAAACACGTTTAAAAAAGCCCTCTATTTTTCCCGCAATACTTTTAGTTCTGTTTTGTGTTATCCGTACCCGTTGTTCTTTTTGCTGGTCGGTTTCTCTGGGCTTATAATTTACTATTAATTCCCCGTAACCCGTGCCCGTCACAATCTGGTCGTAAAAGTGGCTGAGTTGTACGGTATATTCATAGTACTTATGTTTGTACCCTTTTATAACTTGTTTTAACTTATTATTCATTTTTAAACGTATAAATTATGTATAAACATAATGAAATTTTAAAGATGTATACTATTAAAATTCCTATTAACATTATTTTTTTATTTTTGCTAAGTACCCCGTACTTTTTGGGTGGCATAAAAAATATTCAAAAGCTTGTAACATATGCCCCCTCGCCTCAATCCCTTCTCTGTTTTTGGGCTTGGCTAATTTCCCGTTTTGGTCTTGTGTACACTCTTGTAAATCTTGTATCAGTTCCTTGCATTTTGGGTCTATTAAAATCCTTACTGGAAAGTTACCCGCCAACAACTCATTTAAAAATACTCGGCGGCCCAGCATTCCCGCCCCTATACTTCTGTATTGTGGGTTTCGGTTGGGTATTCTTTTTTGTACATTGTGGCGGGCATTTATAGATAAACCACTCAGTAAATCACTAAACAAAGTTTTTGTTTTTGTGGTGCCGCTGGTGGTACTTATCCCCGTATTATTGTTTCCACTGGCATCGCCGTATAAAAAGAAACCGTCCTCAATTTGTGGGTACTTTGATTCAAAAAATTTGCCAAGGGCTTGGGCTGAATTGTGCGGGCTTGATAGGGCAAATTGATGTATTAAAGTTATTTCCCAGTACTCAGAATAATTATTCCAAAATCCGTCCTTTATGTATTCCATCTGTATTGCCAAGCCCGTCATATACGGGGCGCTATTAAAATCCACCGTATAATGTAAAGGTACAAAATTTTTATAACTTATCTCTTTTACTATACGGCCATATTTAAAACCCGTTGCATATTGAGTAGATTTATTTGGTTTTGGGTCACCTTGATAGAGGGCATTAAACGTTCTGGGGTTGGCCTTCGCTATCGCCATTATTTTTTCTTTTGAGTGCCGTTCTGGCCAGAGGGCGGCGCCGTATTCTCTGGGGTCTTGCTCGTGGGTGGTTGTCTGTTTTATGGCCTCTAATCTGAGTACCGTCCAGCCGTCTGGCATCTTTTGTAATATCTTGCCGCAAAGGTCGTTCTTATGCCAGCGGGTCATCGTTATTAATTGCTGGCTATCGTTATGTAAGCGGGTTAATAAAACGTTGGTATACCATTCCCATTTCCTATTCTGGTCGGTGTGCGAATTACCCTCGACGGCATCCTTTACGGGGTCGTCAATTATTGCTACATCAACACTTGTGCCAGTCAAGGAACCGCCCACCCCCACGGATTTATAAAACCCTCTGTATTCAATCGTTTCAAACATATCTGAGTTTCTAAGGTAATTACCCTTTGAATCGTTCTTGATATGCTTTGAATTAATCTTGGTTTTCGGGAATACTTGATTGTATATTGAATCGTCTATTATTCGTTGTACATCACGGTTAAAACTGGTTGCAAGGTCTGAACTATACGAACACCCGACAATCTTTAAAAGGGGGTTTATGCCGAGCATATAAGCGGGGAGGCGGCGGCTTGTTAGTTCACTCTTGCCGTGCTGGGGTGGCATGAAAACCATTAACTTTTTTATCTCACCTCTGGCGAACTTTTGTAGGTACTCAGCCAAAAGGGCATGATGCCAGTTTGTTTTATAATCGTCTTTTGTAAATGTTACAAAATTAAGAAACGTCCGTCTGGCCCTCTCCGCTTGTATCTGGTTGAATGAGGGCCGTAAGGCTGGCAAGTTGTTCGAGTTGTTCATCCGTTAAGGTTGAAAGGTCAAAAGTATTAATATTTTTGTTTTCGCTTATAACCTCTTTTTTGTCCGTCTGGCCGAGCCTATTTTTACCGAGCCATATTTGCATCGGCACCGAGCCGTTAAGGGCTGAGTCGTATTGTTTCACTCTTAATAGGGAATCACCTTTGGCCCTTTTTGATGCTTTATAGTCCGCAAAAGGCATATTTCTTTCCTTTAATACTTTACGGGCCAGAGTGTCGAAACTTATGCCCAAAAGGCCGCAAATTTCGTTCCCAGAGGCCCCAGCCATTAAGGCGTTATCTACTTTGTTCCAATCTATTTTTATTGCCATGATTTTATGATTTTAAAACATATTCATAAGAATAAGTAATTTTATTTTTTGATGTGGTACCCTTTAACATTCCCGCCGCTGGTGAACTTCTTTGTTTTCTTGTAACTATCCAATTATCATCCTTGGCTCTCTGCTTAAAAAGGGCCTTGGTTGAACTTGTTATTATAAATCTAAACCCATTATTTACATACATTTTCGCAATCTCAGAGCTAAATAAATGTCCTATGCCCAGCCCTTGATAATCTGGCAAAACCACCAGCCTATGACCTTTTTTAAAATTTTTTACTTTTGGGTGTGGAAAATGTAAAACAGAAAAAAAACAAACTGGTTTGTTTTCTATATAGCCACAAAAGTTTCTTGCCGAAGGGTTTAAATTACTATTCATATAATGAAATTTTTTAAATAAATGCCATTGGCTGGTATTACATTTTCTAATTTCAATTTCAATTTTTGGCCGTTTGTATTTTTCTGGGCAAAAAAAAACCTTTTGGCGTTTGTATCATAAACCCAGCAAGGTTCTAGCCAGTCGATTATATCATAATGACAAGAAACCGCCACAAATTTTTTGTTTAATTTTTTTACACTTTTGGATATTGCGGAACTGGCCGTTTTGGCCACCGTTCTATCAACAACACTTGTAAACTCATCAAAAACAATTAAATCACTATCAGATAAAATGGCCCTCGCCAAGTCAACCCTCATCTTTTCGCCATTACTTAGTACTCTATATGGTTTTAGCCAACTCCATGCCGTGGCGAACCCAACGGAATTAAATGTTTTTGTAATTTCAATGGTTGTTTTATTTTTTGGCATATTATCCAAAACACTATTATTGTCATAATTATAAGAATCTATTAAACTTTTTGGGAAGCACTCTTTTGCTATCGTAGTTTTTCCAGAGCCAGAAGAACCAACAATTAACCCAATAGACCAAATTTTGTTTTCAATATCAATATTACCACTGAATTTTTCCGTGATTTCATTAATTGATAAATCAAACTGGCCCTTAATACTTTTGTTTCTAAATGTATTATTTATTTTACTTTTTTTTATAATGTCAAAACTCGGCATTGATATCCTTTATTTATTAAATCGTTATAAATTTTTTCTTGTTCCTCTTCATTTTCTGCCGTTATCTCTACAACATAACTTATACTTAAATCATCTGATAAGTCCGCTGGTTCAT